GAAAACATATTTCTACGTTCTTCTGGGGTTAGTTGTTTTGGTTGTTCAATTGTAGGTTGTGCATAGGATTCATTTACTACTGTTTTAGGTGATTTTACTGCTTCGAGTAAAATATCATGCAACTCCTCTTGGATTGCTTCCTTTACAGCTTCCTTTAGTAATTTTTTAAGTTCTGAGGTTTTCATTGTATTTTTGTTATAAATATTGGTAATTAATAAGCTTGCAAATTATCTCTGTCGATAATTAATTTTAATTCGTTAATTAATGTTTGGTTATTTGAGGTAAATGAAAGATCACTTTTTATTAAAATAATACCTTGAGCATTTTTACCAACCGCTTGATATCTATTTACAGTTGGAGTATAAGGTACTTCAATGATATCAATTATAAATCCTTGATATGATTGATTATTTTGTGTATTTTGTGCTTCTGCTGCTACTTTACTTAATGATTTTACATCATCAGATACTGGGGTTAGAGTTGAATTTGGATCACAATTTAATATTAAAACATCTAATTTAGATAATATTTCTAATGCTTGTAGTATCCAACTACTTATAAGTGATATTACTAATCCTGTTGACGCTATAGTATTAGTAGCAAGTGATAATTTAGAGTTTCCTAACTTATCAAATGTTGCTTTTCTTATAAATGTTTGAGCATCATTCAAAGCAGCAGGAATAGCTCCTGGTAATCCAATGGGAATAAATTTAGCAGCTATAGATAATGCTATTTGAGCTATGTCTACTGTTGTTATTGTTGTTATTAATGTTTTTAAAAAAGTAGATATTCCTGAAATAGATGTACCTATACGATCTATTCGTTGGGCTAATTTATTTAATTGGGATACTATTTTATTTCTTTGATCAATTAATGTTTGTAAGAAAGGAGGACAAGATTGAACTCCATCTTTAAAAAATTTATCAACATATTCTATTACTAATGTCTGTAGTGATGGTATTACTTGGGTTTGAAGGACTGTATATCCCAATTGGTATAAAATTGGAGGTAATGCTTCTTTTCCTTTAGCTAATAAATCTTTTGGAATAGCACCTTTAAGTTCTTCCCAATTTGGAACTTTATCTTGTGCATCTTTTTTAGCTTGTAAAGCCTTTTCTTTTAATGCAAGTCTTTCTTTTTCCTTTTCTTCTGGGGTTAAAATTGGTTGTTGCCATGGAACATTTTTTGGAGGATCTAATACAAAATCAGCAACATTATACTGTGGGGGAGCCGAAGTTGGTAAAGGTTCTCCATTATCGTTTGTAAAAGGGGGTATTACTCCATTAAATATATCAGCAGCATGTATTTGTTGTGCTAATTCCCAAAAAGTTCTAGATATTATTGATTTTACTTGCTCATTAGTTTGTTCTTTATAGGTAATTATATTTTTTGATTCAAAAAATGTAGGTTCAGGGTCATTACTATATGTTTTGTAAGCTTCTGCATAAAATATAGGGTAACCACTTGATCCCTTAGACCAATATGCTGTTAGTTTAGTTTGAGTATTATCATCTATATTTGAAGATACTATTTGATTTTTAAAAGGTAGTGATTCAATATTCGGTAATTCAATATTTGGTTTTTCTATATTAGATAATGGATTAGACGGGAGATCAATTCCATTATTTTTAATAAAATTATTTGGGGGGATGATACTAGCCATTATGAAGTAAAATTATCTTTAGAGGTTATAGTATCTAAATTACTAACTAACTGAGTTAAAGTAGGTATAAGATTTTTAGCAGAAGTTGCTGTTGGTTCTAAAGGTGCACCTGGTGGGACTCCTACCTGAACTGCTAATGTTTGGGTTAAAGCTTTAATTCCATCTATTAATTGTCGTAATAAATCTACTGTTGAATTACCTAACATTAAAGGTTCAGTTGCATTTTTAGAACCTAAATAAATATTATTTGATTGTACTGTTAATGTACTTGCATCTATATTAACTGTGTTTGCTGAACTTAACCCAATACTTTTAGCTGAGCTTAATAATAAATGATCTTCAGATGTATTAAACATTAATCTACCTGAATTAATTACTATTTGTTTCCCTGTATATTGATCAGGAGTTGTTGGTGATGATCCTGAGGGGTAACTAAAATAATTTGTACTAGATGCTATTAAAGGAATACTTTGAGTACTAGTTAAATAAATAGATGAATCATCATTATTTATTTCTTCTACAATAGGTACCCACCCTTCATCACTACGTTGACCTTGACCATTTCTTATAATGGTAATAGGATCTCCAGAAGTTCCTGAAAGAGACCAATCATTTAATGATTTACCTGTTTGTTTATTTTTTATTGTTGAACTAAATCTAATACTATTGCCCCATCTCCCTTCTTGTAATACATCACCTTCAAAAGGTAATAATGGGTGGATATTAGCTCTTTCAATAAAGGTATTTCCTAAATTTATTTCTGTAGATTGGTCTGTTACTCTTCTAACACTACCTGCTTGTGTTTGTTGATAATCTTTTTGTTGAGATTCTTGGGGTTTTTGAGGGTTACTTGGAAATCCATTGTGGTGTGGGTGGTTCCATAATGATATTGTATTTACATAATAAACATTTTGACTTTGTGTAAAACCTCCAATATCTGTATTAGGGGCTAATATTAAATATACAATTTCATTTATTAAAGGTAATTGTTTTTGGTTAGATATAAGAGGTTTTGATGTTGGGTATTTTTGATATTTTATAGGTAAATCAACTTCTTGATATTCTATAGTACCTATACTATTCCATCCCCCTAATTCTTCAAATCTAGGGTGATTATCATCTAATATTATACCAGTAACACGAACTGCTCTTAAATTTATTCCTGAATTTCTTATCCCTTGTGCAAAATTGCCTATATTATCTACAGTACCTTCTAAAAGAGCTGATATACCTTTTATAGCCATTATTTTTCAGTATTAGAATCTATTTGTAAATCTTGCATCGCTTGAAGTAATTGGTCTTTTTCATCTTCTGAAATGGTATATTCACCTTCTGTGGATGTAGAATTTACAGCACGTTGAATAATTGTAGCCATTTTAATGAGTTGTTCATCATTTTTAACACCAATCTCCATATATTCTTTAATAAGGGGAACGACAAGAGTAGCATCACCAATATCTGAAATTAATGGTTTTAATTCAGAAATTAATGCTGTTACTTGTCTTTTTTTTTCATTTTGGTTTGTGTAAATTTCTTCGAGAATATCGGAGAATTTTTTCTTACCAAATACTACACTATCTAATTGTGACATAATACATATATTCTAGTTTATAATAAATATTAAGACTTAAAGTCTGTATACCCATTTTCTAGATAAAATATGTAATTATCTTTAAACTCATCGTATAGTCGATTAGCTATTTTGGTAATTTTTGGTGTTTTTACATCCACCATTTCACGAATATAAATATATAATGCTTTTTTATTAAAAATATCTATATCTTCTCTTTTACGAAATAGTTCTAAAATAGCATCGGCTATTGTAGCGTCATTTCCTTTAGGGAATAATTTATAAATATTTTCGGTGCAATGGTCTACATATTCATCTATAAACATTGATAAACGGTCATTTACTGGTTTATCATCAATAGTATATGAATGGTTGTCATCGTCTTCTAATATTGATACAGGAGCTTTATCTATGCGTTTTTTATAGTTCTTCTGATTTGATAATATTAAATATCGTTTAACAATAGTTCCAAAATAAGAATATGCTTTTGCTCCTCTACTTGGATCAAATAAATGGATTTTAGAAAGAAGAAAGGTAATTACTTCATGTTGTAAGTCTTCTAAATTATCTTCTTCAGTATAATAAAATTTAAATGTATGAATTATATTTTCTGTTAGTTTGAAAAAAGCATAATGGATTCTTTCTCTATATATATTACTTCTAACCTCAGAGTCATCGGTATTATTATATAATACAATAGCATCTTCAGTATCTTGAGTAAAATAATTTTTAGACTTTTTTTTTCTTTTTCTAACAGGTTTAGACATTATATATTTTTGATATTAAAACTATTTAGAACGGTTTGGATATTTTTAACTTGTTGAAAGAAAAAACCTATCTCATCATCTGATTCAAACGTTCCTTTAGAATCAATCTCTTTGAGTTTTTTGTCTGTTGTCTCAATATAATCGGATATTTTATTAAGATAAACCATATAACCCGTTAATATATCTTCTTGCTTTTCGTTTTTACGAAGAAGGTTATAAGTCGTATACCCTAAAGTAACGACTAAAACCGATAATATTGATATTGTGATTATTATTATATTCATTATAAATTATCTAACATATTTTTAAGACCTTGGCTTTTAATAGAACCTAATGCTTTTGATTTAGCTGTGGCTTTTGTTTTTTCCTTAGTATTAGTCGATAATGTATAATTTTTATTTGACCCATCCAAGCTATTTTTAAATTTAGGTAACCACTCGATTTCAAACTCAATCCTTGCAGCCATCATATCTGCCTGATGTAATATAAATGGTAATGAAGTACGTGGTTTTTGTTCTGGCATGAATGTTTTGAGGTATTTAACATTAGCATCATCATATAAACCATCATGTGTCTGAATTGCTATCATTTCATTAAATGAATATGTAATACCATGTTCTTGGAGTAAAAATAATCCACGATCAGGAACGGAAGCAAATGCTAATTGTTTGTTAAACATATATTCCTCACCCAATTTTTCACGTCTCCATTTATCCGTCTGGGATATGTAAGCATCATGTTCAGAATCACCCATTTTCCCTAAATCATGATTAATAGCGGAAAATACTAATTCCTCAGTTGTAAATGTAGTCATATCACAACCAAAACCTTCCCATACAGCAGACATTGATAAAGCAGCTTTAACTACTCTATTAACATGATCTACATAACCTCCAGGAAAGGCAGAATGATATTCCTTCTTATGAGATGCAGGCATCAACATAATACGTTCTTGATATTTGTTGTAAAAATCAAGTAATTTCTGTTTACGATCTCCCGTAATATAAGTTTCAATGTTGGTAGTAAATTCTACCCAATTCATTTGAATTTGTTCTGCTGTTAGATTCATAACTTTTATTTTTTATTTTAATTTTCTCCTGCTGTTCTAGGTTCACGTTGAATGTAATCTTTTACATCTTGAACCAAATCTCTAGATACCGATAGTTCATTTTTAAATTCTTGAACAGAACTTCCTCTAGATAACATTGATTCCATTCGAGCGATACGCCCTTCAACCAATTCTAATTTTTGTGTAATAATTTCTCTATGTTGCATAATTTATATAATTTTGGACACCTCGGGGACGTCATTACCCCCTCGTTTCATCCATTTTTTTTCTTCTCTCTCCCATTCCCCTTATTCCCTTTTCCTGTATCCTAAAGATACGTGGGAGGTTCTAGGAAACCAAGTTTAAATTTAAAATTTATAAAATAAAGTCTAGAATTGTCTTTAAATGAGAACATTTTTCGTATTCTTCGGTTTCTTCCCAATATGATATTGAAAATTTTAAGTATGTTTCTAGATGTTTGTCCGTGTAATGTACTAAAGATTCCTGACAAATCCTATCTGAAATATCTATTTTGGAAATATAAAACCATGCTCTATTATATACTACGAACTCCCCTGCACTTTCTACATCATACAAATCTAGTTCTTCATTTTCAAGCTTAGTAATAAAATCCATTACTTTAGTATTAAATACCTTATGATTATGAATCAATTTTTTAAACATACCAACCCAGAACATAGGATGTTCTTTATAATTAAGAATCACATCCTTTATTTCATTCTCATCCTGCAAAGACCCAGGTTCTTCATTACTAAACAATCCAAATATTTTATCTGCATCCATATACATAAATATATATTTTTCCCGTTTTTAACGCATTTTACACGTATATTATGTATTATCTAACATAACTCACATAACTACATGCATATTAAATTTAAATGCGTATAAACAAAAAAGGGGCAAAATGCCCCTTTAATGTAAGTAAGTTGTTTCGGTTATACTTTATTTAATAATCTTTGATGTATGTTCTTTTAAAACGTTCGAGTTCCATCATTACTCGAGCATCTAATTTGTCAATTCGAGAATCAACCTTACGATCTACTTCTTGAATATAACGTTCAAGGTCTAATTCCACTTGGTGATGACCTTGAGAAAAGTCCTTTAATTGTTGTTCAAAGCCACGAATATTATCTTCATATTCATTAACTTTTTTATTTGACTTTAGTACTACATAGATTAAGACAACGTCTATAACCAATACAATACCCAAACCGAAAGCTAAAATAATTTGTTCCATAATTTTTAATTTTTATTTAATGTGAAACAACTTACTTATATCATTATACTAATTTATCTCCTTTTTTCCAATAAGCTCTTTCCTTAAGCTCATTATTTACTGGGATTGTATCATAAAAATAAAAAGCCAAACTTCTTCTGGTTTCTCCCTCAGGACAATTTAATGGGTTAGGATGACCATGAGGTGCATCTTCTATATTAAATATAACCGCTCTATTAAATTTAGGAGTAATACTTTGAGATATACTAGAAAGATCATTTTCCCATAATTCTAAATTCCCATTCCATTCTTCTTCCCATTCCTCATTAAGATAAATAAGTAAATTTACTTTTCTATATAATTCAGGATTGTCAATAGGTCCTAAAAAATTAAAATCATGATGTACATTTAATAATCCACCTTTAGGAGTAATATGTACCCCTCCACCTTGTAAGGTCCAGTCACCAATTAATCCTTCCATCCCTGTCAATTCACGAATAAAATCAAGAAATTGAGGGTTATTTACATATTGAGTAATTATATTAGATATGGGTAACATATTATCTAAATTAGTAATAGATCTTTTGGATATTTGATCCCCGTGGTGATCTTTTGGATCAAACCTCCATTCTTCATCTTTCATATTTTCTGAAAGATATTTTAATTCATAAGCAACATTCATTGCTGTAGTTTCATCTAAGAAATTATCAAATATAAGATGGGGAAATGGGGATTGCTCATTATAAGCATTTTTAAGACTTGAAGCACCTAAAACTAAATTCGGATTAATCATAAACTATTTTACTATAAATATAGCAAATAACTAGGGGGTAGCCAAGCTACCCCCAACAGTCTCAACTAGTGATCACTTGACTGCGAATTGTGGACCTTGGAGGATTCGAACCTACGACCTACGCATTATGAGTGCGGTGCTCTAACCAACTGAGCTAAAAGTCCTATGCGGAAGATGTAGGATTCGAACCTACGGTACCTTGCGGTACGCTAGTTTTCAAGACTAGTGCATTCGACCACTCTGCCAATCTTCCAAT